CGAAGGGTTAGAAGTATTGTAAAAGTCTTTACCTTTTTTGTCTACTTCATGTCTTGAAAAGAAGGAATACATACGTTTAACTGTTGATAAGCTAAGTGTTTCACCTCTTGCTAGCTGTCCTGCACGAGTCCAACCAACCATTGTTCCAGCACCTTTGGCCTTACCCTGGTCTTTCCAACGCAAAGCTCTCGTTGCTGCGGCTTTCATGCCACCCGTTGGTTTGTATCCTTCTTTAGCCATTATTTCTCCTTTACACTTACTATTTTAATATTTTTTATTTCTTCGTCTACCCCAAATATATCGTTTACATAATCTATGGCATCATCTTCATTAAATGCTTGTACCTCGGCATCTACTTCTAATTTTACCCTATAGGTGTTCATAACTATTTAACTGTTTGTCCACAAGCTGAGCAGGTTTTTTCTGAATATTCAGATTTTTGCTCAGCAGGCTTGGCTGCCCCTATACCTTTAAATTTAGGTCGTCCAAATCCCACGATTGAGATCATAACACCTTTTTTATTTTTTTTATAAGCACGAAGTTTTTTGCAAACCTCTCCACCATTTCTTTGGCTACCTTTTGCATCTCCAGAAGTATTTCCTTCAACACACCAAACTGTTCCGTCTTCATTATCTTTAATGACAATTCCTACGTGACTAATTCGATCTACACCATCTGATGGAAAATCAAAATATGCAATATCTCCTGGTTCTGGATCTGCAACATCTCCATCAATCCATGCGCCTTTCTTTTTAAATGCTGCTGCACCACCTGGAGTGTAAACAGTATTAGGTACTTTTACACCAGATTCATTTGCACACCACATAACAAATGATCCGCACCAAGGTTGGAAATTAGCCTTGGTGAACGCACCATACTTAGTTTCGTTATCTTTAGGGCCTTCGACAGTTCCAATTTCAGCTTTAGCAACTTCAATAAGTCTCTCTGCTGTACCTTGTTCTGCCATTATTATTCCTTATCCCAGTCTGTATCTACTGGCTGCTCTTTTGGCATTTCGCCATCTGGCTTTGCTAATCTACGAGCTTTAGCCTCATCAATTTCTGCTTCTAATTTTTTATCTGCCTGTGTATTTTTTGCATCAACTTCTTTGTTTGCTATTTGTGCCGCCATTACATCTTTTGCACCACTTTGACCAATTAATAATCCTGCAAGTGTTCCAGTAATGAATGTTGCTACGCTACCTAAAACGTTAAAAAACATTTTATCGTTTTCTGATTGTCCAGTAATTGGTTGAGTAACAAATATAAGAGCATACATAATGCCTACGGACGTTAAGAATAAAATTGAACCTAATGTGATTCCTAATATAAATTTTAATCTTGCATCTAAATCTTGAGGGGATAATCTTTCTCTAGCCATTTTGTGTTCCTTCTATCTCTTCTCGACTAACTAAGTCTTCTGGACATGCCCCATTGGCTGTACAGATTGGTGGTTTACATTCTGCTTTTTCCCAATTTGCAGGATCTTGACAGGCGTATCTAAAATGCCCATCATATCCACACCCCGTTAATGATAGCATTAATAGGCCAGATAAAGCAATAGTGGTAAATCTTTTCATACCACTATTATAGCATTTATTCTTCTTTTTCTGCCTTTTCTCTTATTCCTATGGTCATAAACCATATGGCTACAGAGGCTAGAGTTACATATCCTACCACTGTTTTAGCGCTGCCCTCAAGCACAACCCAGGCTACAAAAAATCCTAGAAATGTGAAGTTTTCACTAAGAATAGCTATAACTCTTTTTTTCAACCAGTTCATATTTACCCCCTTATTCTCAGAATAGAACTACCAAGAATAACTTGGCCAACTAAAATTGCTGCCACTAAAACTTCTTTTGCTTCTTGTCTTTCTTCTGGGCTCATGTCTGCACCAATGTTTGCTAAAGCTTTACCAAGTTCACATTTTTGCTCTTCGGTCATTCCCTCTACGGCTTCTTCTGGATTAAAACATCCAGCAATTGCATTTACTAAAGCTGCTGGACTTTCTAAAACCAATAGGGCCGATGCAACCTCCGCAGTAATAACTACAGGATTACCGTTAGCGTCTTCTCTTACTTCTACTGGTATTTGAGGGGGAAGATCTTTATATTCAAGTCCCGCTGCTTGTATATCTGCTGCTTCAATTGGAGCACCTTCTGCAGATTCAACTAATGCTTCTGCCACTAAATCTTTTTCTGCTAATGTTAACACACCGTCCTCTGATAAAGCTTCAGATAAATTTACAACTTCTTCTGTAGTAATATCTCCATCTGCAGATAATGCTTCTAGCACCGCTTCGACATCTGATGCTGTAATTGCACCATCTACAATTAAATCGCTTATAGCCTCTTGTATTTCTTCAACCGATAAGGTATCATTATCTTGTGAACTTTTATCAGAATTATCCTGAGTTTCTTCGGAATTACTATCTTGTTCGTCATTGGATGAAGAGTCATCAGATTCAGGTGTATCCATATCTGGAGATTCATTGTCTTCAGAAGGTGTCTCGTCAGCAGGATCTTCAGGAGTCGGTTCAGTTTCTGTATCGTCACCTTCATCTGGATTGGTCTCATCTGGTTGAGTTTGTTCGTTGTTATCAACAGGATCATAAGAAGGAGCAGAACCTCCACCAGTAGTTAAGTTAGAACTTTGTGTGGCAGGTATAGAAATAACAGTCTCAGTATATTGACTTACAGGACCTGACCAGTTAGCAACTCTAATAGTATATGAAGCACCCTCTGTCAAACCAGTTAACTCAATAGACTCTGGTGCTCCATCTGTATTATATGTTCCACCTTCATATGGATTTTCTGCATTTGGATCATTTGATATTACTTGATAGAACCAAGTATTTGCTGTGTACCCTGCTGGCAATTCAGGTGCAATTATTACTGTTGTGCCTTCAATAACTGGCTCTGCAAGTATTGGTGCGGGAGTTGGAATATTATTATTGATAGTATTAGTTAATGTTGTAGCTTTTGTATTAAGTGTATTTTGCAATGTTGTTTTTTGTCCAACTGTATTATTTAATGTATTAATTTGTGACTGAAGATTTGAAATTACAGAATTGTTGGTAGCATTTTGAGAAACAACTGGAGAAAGACTTTGATTAAGTTGAGTAATAGTAGCATTTGCTGCATCAACTGCAGCCTGTACAGAAGAAGTATTTGGATCTACATATGGAGTAAATCCGCCAGATGTCTCTCTATAATTAAATCTTGCTTGATCTGGTATTGGGCCCACAGCAGTTACGTTTGCCATCCATGCACCATCATTTGGATTAACATCTGCATTAAATCTTATTTGCACCATTTGTGTAGAAGCATCTTGTTGTGGAAATGGCCTTAAGTCCCAAGCAATGTCTAAACTTGTCCCTGTAGTTGAATATGTAATTCCAGTTCCTGTACTCCATGTTGTCCAGTCCCACCCAGCAATAGATACAGATGGGGCATTTGGAGTTTGATAATAAATCCATCCTTCGTCTGTTCCAAATGTTATAGTTGCATTTGAGCCAACAAACACATTGTTATAAACAGTTCCACCCATCTGCATCCCAAATGGTAGATTCATTTGAACGCCCGCATCGTCTACGCCAGCCAAAACATTGGTGGTTGTTCCAATGGTTGCTTGTAAATTATTTACTGCTGTTTGTGCATTATCAATAGCAATATTTGCTTGAGTTAATTCTGTTTGAGCAGTTGCTTGTGCCGTTACCGCTTCAGCTCTAGCAGTTACTAGTTGAGAAATTTCTGTTTGGGCGGTAGTTGTATCAATATTATTTATAGCAGCCTGAGCATCAGTAACTGTGTCTTTAGCGTCTTGAATTACCTGAGAACTTTGATCTACTGGTGTAACTGCAAGATTAATAGAGTTAACAGTATTGATTGCAGTTTGAACATTATTAACTTCAGATTGCGCTGTAGATATTAATGGAGATAAAGTAGATACAGCAGTCTGTGCTTGAGATAATTCGGTTTGTGCTTGTGTTACTTCAGCTGTAGTACTTGCAGTGGCATCTATAGCCTCTTGAACGGCTGTAGTAGCTGTTCCAAGGGCTGTATTAACTGCTTGTTGAGCTGGGCTAACAACAACCTGCTCTTGATTATTATTTTCTGTAGCCCAAGCATAACTTGGACCTATAAAAAATAGCCAGCCAGTTACAAACAGGCCAGCAAAAAACAACCTTAACTTTCTACTCAATTGGATCTCCAAGTAACAAAATTTTTGTTACATTGAGATTATATCATGTTTATTTATTTAAATTATTTTAGTTACTTAGGATTATCTGTTTTGTAAAAACCATTTCCTTTAAATTGTACACCAACTGATCCATAAACTCTTGACATTCCATATCCGCATACAGGACATGGCGGAATAATTTCTTTATCGTCAAATTTTCTATTTACTTCTAATGATTGATCACAAGTTATGCAACCATATTCATATATAGGCATTGTTCCTCTTTACTTTTAGTTAGATCTAATAAAAGAGCCTTTTAAAGACATGCTCAGGTCCATCCAGTTGTTTAAAGTCGCTGTCTCCCCCGACTATCCTGGGCAGCGATGCCCAATCTGCGACTCCCCAGTGACGGGGTGCAGATATTTATTATACTATTTTTTTGATTTTTTGGTAGAAGGAGCCGCAATTACTTTTTGTGGCTCTAAAGCATCTACAATATCAAATGTCTTAGGCTTTGCCTCTTCTGGGACATTTCGTACAATAAGTACTTTTAATACCCCATCAGACATTGATACTCCAGATACTTCCATATACTCTGATAATGAAAAGGTTCTAGCAAAAGATCTTCCGCCAATTCCTTTATGAATATAATCTTTTGAATCTTCTTCAGAAGTTGACCCTTTAATAGTCAGAACATTTTTTTCTTGCTCTACTTGGATATCTTCTTTTTTGAAGCCAGCCAATGCAAGCTCAATTATATAATCATCCTCATTTAATTTTACTAAATTATAAGGTGGATAATTAGTTGAATTATGCATTACCTTTTCGAGATCCTTAAAGTGGCGATCCCAACCAATAAAAAACGGATCTTTAAAAAGATCCAATGTGAAACTACTTACCATTTTATTCCTCCTTTAAGCGAATAAATTAATATACGGGCCCCGTTAGGCGACCCGTATATATTATATCAAACTTGATAATTATTTTGCAAACTAACGCTATTTACGTTTTTTCTTAACTACCTTTTTAGTTGTTTTTTTCTTAGGAGCCTTCTTTACGGCAGGCTTTTTAATTTTAGGCTTTGCAGCCTTTACTGGCTCCAGCTTTACTGGAAATAACTCCTCTGGAAATAAATAATTCTTTACTTTTTTAAACATTTTTCCTCCTAGTATATTTTCTTTTTCTTGTCTTTCATTTTTTGCTCATCTGCAGTTGCTGCATACAATGCTCTCATTTGTGCAAGAGCTGCAGTTCTTCCTGGATGGCAACCTTTTAATTCACCTTTATCATTTACTACGGCGTAGCCTTTGCATCCAGCTACACCTTGTCTAACATTGTATGGCATTTTTTCTCCTAGTCGTTTGGTATGTCTTTATCAAAAATTTCAATCAATCCATATTCTTTAGCTTTTTTATGCCCCTCTGGACTTAATTGAAATGTTGCTTCTAAATCTTCATTATATTCTACACTCATTAATCCCTCTTCATATAATTTTATTAAAGAAGAATCTATATGGTCAATGTGTGATTCCCATAATTCTGGAGCTAAATGTTCAGCGTCTTCTGTAATTGCATAAATAATTTCTCCATTTTCATCTACGCCTTCCAAAGTTACCGCACCGATGCTCAAATAATAATCTAGTCTTTCTGCTGAGTCGTCCATAGGGATGTCATCTTCCATATTCTAATTATACCCCTATCATTTACAAAGTGCCGTCTTCGTTCTTATCTATAGTATTTTCTACTAATTGTTGAACATATTCAGAAAAATGTTTTCTAATACTTCCCGCTGGTCTGGACCCTATAGTTTTCCAGATTCTTTTATACTCTATTACATTGGCAAAGGTTGTGGGGCATACTGCAATACCATTATATTCTTTTAATACGGTTGGTAGCGGCACATGTTTTCCACAGCATTTACATTCTTTAGCTTTTTCTTGATAGGTACTCATATTATCATCATCCTGTCCATCGCTTCTCTTAACTGATCTGGCATATGCGGCGCCCTAATCATATTTACCACTGTAGTATCTTTTTCATCTCTTACAAAATCATTATCATAGCTCATAGATTCATATGTATGAATTTTAATTTCTTGATCTGAACTAAATTTACTTCTTGAAATAGCATTATATATTGATCCACAAACGGCATCTGCTAAGTCTTTTGATCCTTTTCTTGGGTGATCTACCCTATCTCGCATAATTTTTAATTGCAGCAATTCGTCTATAAGTAATTGTATATAAGGTCCAACAAGCCTTTCTTCTGCAACAATCATCGCCATATCATCGTAATGTTTTTTAGCGACAGATAGAATTTCTGTGTTGATGCCATATTGTTTTAATTGTTGCATCATATCATGAGAATTCCATCTGTCAAAAGTACATACACGAATTTTAAATCCTCTTGTTTTTAAAGAAAGTATATAATCTTTAACTTCAGTAAAGTCTACCGATTTGTCTTTTGTTGGAGTCCAATATCTTACTGCATCTATCTCAACTATAGGGGCTGGCTGAGAATAATCATTTGTAATTTTAATGTTAACCCACCTTTGAACATGTGACATTGATACTGCACAGTGGTCGTGTTTTTGGGCTAAGTCTACGTGTATAAAATATTCTTTGTCTGGATCTGGAATAAACCATTCTTCAAGTCTTCCAAAGCCATCTACGGCTAGCTGTCCAATATTAAAAGCTTTTTCAATTTTTTCTTTAGATTTAAAAAACGCATCTACGGCATCTGGTGGCATACAGGCAAATCTTGATAGAGCGTCTCCTGGATTTGTATAAAATGCAGTTTTAAAATCATCAATTTTTCTTACTGGGTTTACATCCCACGTAGGACGTTTTAAGGCAAACACTTTAGGAATCTTGTATGAAATAATATGGTCTTCTTCCCATTCAATATCAAATTCATTGCCATCTGTATTATCTGGCAAATCGCTATCCATTTTAAATTTATGAGACCTTATTATAGTTTCTTTTTCTGCTACAACAGCGTCATATCTTTGCTGTATATAGTCGTTCTTATATCTTGGGAAAGACAATAGAATAACTTTACCAAAGTCTGGGAAACGAGAGTCTACCGAAGCACGATACATATCATAAATTGCACCACCTGTTTTTGCTTGGTCATGTCCTGTTGTATTTTCTATACTAAATCCTGAAATTTCATCAAGGATTACTATAATGACGTTATAGCCTTCCCAGGCCTCTCTTTCTGAGTGACCAGAATGCACTGTGATATTTTTATTAAATTTAATTTCAGCTGCTTTGTCTGTGTACTTTCCAACAAACCATGGAGATTTATCTATTCGAGTTTTAAATCCTTTAAAAAATACGTTACTTGCCTGTTGTGCGTTAATGGCAATATTAATAATATCTATGCTATCTCCAGGCGGTTTTCCATAATAGGCCGCTGGGTCTTTTAAGCATAACAAAAGATACACTGTATAAGCCACCGCAATTGTTGAGCAATAGTCTTTTCCAGATCCTTTACCTAACTGAGCGACAACTTCATTTGCAGTTTGTTTAAATCTTTTTTTGCCCTCTTCTTCGCCAAACAATTTAATTAAAGTAGACTCTTTATATATCTGTGAGCTCTTTTCAATTAAAATATATTGATGCTCTGATAGCTCTGGCAACCCTAAGTAGTCTGGGTGCCTGACAAATGTTCGTAGATCTACTGGCTTTTCGTCAAACTCTTCGCCATCGAGTATATCTATTAAATCATTAAAATTAAGATCCACTTACTTCCTCAATTATTTCTATAGGCTCAACAACTCCAGTTATTTGAGAAAGTCTTTTTGCCACTTCCATTTTACATTTAGGGCAAGTGGCGGTAACTTCTTTTAATATCTTAACTAATATTTCTTGTTTCTTTTCTGTCTCAGCTATTTGACCAGCTATTTCTGCATTGTCAAGAAGTCCGACTTCCTGTAGCATTCCAATTCTTTTGCCTTCTATATCTGCAATTAATTTTAATGCAGTGGCTTTAACATTTAATTGTCCTGCTTGATCTGCATCCTCTACAGTCTTCCATGCTTCTTTAATAAGCATTGCATAGTGTTGGTCTGCCCCAGAGATTGCTTCTTTTGCACGTTCTCTAGAAGTATTGTCATTATGAATTACAGCCTTCCATTCATCAATTAATTCAACAACTTCTGATCTTTTAAATCCAGTCAGAGTTGCAATTTGAGTAGGGCTGTTTCCTTTTAATAATTCAGAAACAACTTTATTCATTCGGTCAAAATGATCAGACAATTCAATTTCCATATATGTCTATTATATTCTAGTTGACTAGAAATGTCAATTAGATTTGGCTATTTTATACAGGATTAAATAACCAATTAAATCATCTATATCGTTATCTCCTGCAAATCCTTGGTTGTTTTTGACTCTATTTAATTTATCATCTATTCTAACCTTTAATTGCTCTACGGAATCCGCTGTTGAAAATATTCTAATTGGATCTAATGCTGAATTTCCATAAGATATGTTTTTATCAATTAACATTTGAGCAACCTCTAGGCATGAAGAAAGAATTTTGTGCCCAGCTGGTGCAGAAATTGCGTGAAGATATAGATCATCGTAATGAAAATCTTTTACATCCTTGTATACTGGTTTAAGCATTATCTTGTTCCCCTAACTAATGGGTCTTCAACCCATTGTACATAGCTGCCATCATTCCATTTTTGACTTCCATAGATATGTTTTACCGATTGAAAGTGAAATATTCTCCATCTTTCTCCGCCATATAAATAGAATCTATTTAATTTTGCAATTTCACAATTATTAATTTTTTGATATTCATCAATTAAATTAATCTTATCTTTTATTTGCAAAGCACTAAGTATACCATGAGACCACACGATTGGTCCAGTATGTGTATGGACAAAGTGTGGGGATCCATAGCTTGGATTTTTCAATTTTTCTTTTATATGATCTAAAACTGATTTTAAAAATGGATGTCCTGCAGAAGCTGCAAAAGTCCATTGACAAAAATCTCTATCATTTTCTGGACATACAATCATGCTATATTTATTTGGCATCCAATTTGATATTGGCTCATTACATATTGTGTCTAAATCTGAGTATACTCCTCCATATTTATATATAATCATATATCTCCATAAATCGCCTCTCATTACTCCCACAGGAAGATTATTAAATATATCTGACCACTCTTGACCGTACTCATTTAAAACGAATTCTTTTGCCTGCTGATCATCCATGTATTTATATTCATATTCTGGATTATGGACCTTCCAGCTATTTGAAGCATCAATCATATATTGCTGTAAATTGTTATATGGGTCCTTATATGTTTGCCATATAGTTTTTGGTATAAATTCGTTTTCAAACTTAGCGATAAATGTTCCCGTTACTTTAAATTCTTTATGCTCTTTAATTCCTTTAAACACTTTTAATACACGCTCTGTATTCCAATCTTCCTCTACGTGTACTTCATATGGATTTCCGTTAATTGCATCTTGATGGTAATGAATTATAGGAATAGATATAATTGCATATTTAGCATCTTTAGATATCTTATTCCATAAATTAACCGCATCTTCTTCGGACATATGTTCTAATATATCCCCCAAAATTACAAGATCGTATTCAAAGCTTTCCATCTCTCTAACATCCATTTTGAATAACTTATCATATCTGTTTATCAAATTAAATTGATTTATATATGGCTCCCAAACCTCAACTGCGTGTACAGAAACATCTTCTGGCAATACCGCTCTAATTAAATCTAAATACACTCCTTGACCAGCCCCAACATCTAATATAGTTTTAGGATTTAATTCAATAATTTTTGATTGTGCCCATGGTTTATTTTCTGGATCAGAGTAGCCCATTTAATATGCCTCTTTCTTGTTTATTTTGAAATGTAGACTCAATATATTTTGTCATGCATCCCTTATAAGATTCTGGCTTTACTGTATATATTTTAAACAAATGCTGCTGTCTAAACATAAACCAATCTAGGGGTAAAGATATGCCAATATTTGCAAAGTCAATCATATTCTTAATTGTAGATTTTTGAACTACATAACAGGCGCATGACCAATCTTGGTAAGCTCTAGAAATGTTTATAGAAACATCTTGACTTGAATTATATTTATTAAGCTGATCTCCTGGAACATTAATATACAGGGCGTCAAAATCTTGTGGACACTCTTTAATATACTGCTCTATGGTTTCTGGTAGGTTGTTTTCGCACAACAAATCGTCTTCCATTAAAATTAAATAATCATATTCTGAATGTAAAAATTTATTCCAGGCAGTCCAATTGCTTGCCCATATCCCTATTTCTCCGTACCGCCACCCCTGCTGACCATCCAAATTGTATCCATTTATGTCTACTTTAAAATTAGGATTATTGGCTACAAATTTTATATAATCTTCAAAAGAAGAAATTATATGTGTGTCTGTATTAAATTCTTTATAATTATTAAAAACCAATTTAGCATTTTTATAAATTAAATCTCTTTCTGAGTTTCCTGTAGAATGAAACATTTTATATGCAATATTCATCTTTTTTTAATTAATCCAAACTTATCTAAATATCTTTGTATTGTCATGGCAGATACCCCGCACTCTGAAGCAATTTCAGTTACGGTTTTCTTTTGTACTACATATCTTCTATATAGCCAAGGATGACTTTGGTATAATTTCATCGCTCTGTTAATACCTGATTAGAATAATGAGCAATGCCAAATGCGTCTGCCACATCAAAATCTGTTAGCGACAACTTATATTTTTTATTAAAATAATCTACAGTTCTTTGCTTCCTCATATTTCTTAATTGAGTTTTATACCAAGAGTCTGCATATCCTGGATGTTTTACTCTAATTGCCTGTTTTTCATCTTTTGTTGGATTTTTATTTCCAATATATGCTTGCCAAGAGCTTGGAGATATTGTTATTACTTTAGCTCCAGTTGACATAAGTTCGGCTATTACAACACCATACACATAAGACAATTTTATTACAGCATCTGGTGATCTGACAAGTATGGCGCCTTCTACTACAATATAATCTGACTTAAGTTCTTTTAACATGGCATGCATTTTGTTTTTAGCATCATGTATTTTTTCAAATATGTCAGAACCAACAAATTCTATTTTTCCCCATTTTAAAGGCTTGTCATTTTTCATAAGACAAAATGCCACAGAATTAGTTGAAGCATCTATGCCTAATACAGTATTGGCTTGAATTTTTACTAAACTAGCTAAGTTCATTTAATATGTCCCAAATAACTGCCTTGCTTTCTATGGCAATATTTTTTTCACAAGTTGAGCAAACATCGTTTTGATTATACCTACTTAACATAGTCTTGCATTTTTTGCATACCCTTGGCGCACCATTTCTAATTGCTTTTTTCTCATAATACTTTTCCATGATTCTACGGTTAGTAGCAATTCTACAGCACTCATCGGAGCAATACTTTTGATTATGAGTCTTTGGATTAAAGTCTTTTGCACATTCAGAATTTGAGCATATCATAGATCTGGTACCTCAAACGCCTCTATTTGAACTGTTCCTGTTTCCATGGACCAGCAATCTTTTTTAATAGGACAATACTTACATGCAGAACTAGACTTAGTAAATGTTCTCATTGGTAGGTCTCCGTCTTTAAAGTTATCCCAAACTTCACATAGCCATACAAATGTATCATCTATAATTTTTTTATTCTTTTCATTCATTTGCACTGGTATAAGTAATACTTCTTGAGTATTTTTATTTTCGTACAGAAAAAATCCTTCTTTAATATTGGTAAGTTTCATATATGTAAGAAGTTGGAGCATATGGTTTGCAGATGGCTTCATCTCTGCTTGCCTTGCATCCCAAACCTCTTGCTTAGCCGTTTTTATTTCTCCAAGAACCTCCTGGCCTTTCCAGTCAAGGACGATGTCTATGAATCCACGTATAGGAGGGTATTCGTTTTTAATTTCTCTTTCTTGATCTTTTAGTATTCCCATCGAGTTAATAAGTTTTTGTAGTCTTTCATGAGCTTGAGTTCCTTGAGCCATATTAGCAACAGCTATGGAATCATTTTCGTCTATAAATCCTACACCACTAAAAGCTAAGTACCAATATCTTGGACACTTACCATGACCATATCCTAAGCTGCTTGGGCTAAAAGATGTTTTGGTCATTATCTGATCGCCACGCTTTGTTTTTAAATAAGCATCGTCAAGCATTTTGGCAAATTCTGATGGGTCAAATATCCCAGTCACTTTTTTAAATTTTAAATTACTTACTATTTCTCTACCCATTACTTGGTACCCATAGTTTTTCTTTTCCTTTATTGTGATACCTAGCCATAACAAACAATAGGTCTGATAAACGATTTAAATATTTTGGAATATTTATATTTATATTATCAATTTTCCAAACTTCACGCTCTGCTCTTCTTACAATAGTTCTTGCATTATGTAAAGGTCCCGTAGGCAAAACAAAGGATCTTAATGGCTCTAAATGTTCATTATAATCATCAATTACATTTTCTAAATACGTAATTCTATTTTCAGATATAGTTATTGTTGTAGCGCCAGCAATTTCTGCTCCTAGATCAAACAAGTCACTTTGAACTCTTTCTATAATGTCATTATATTCATCGGTTGCCATTCCAATTGCAGAGTTTGCCTCATCTACAGCTCCTATGGCTTCCATTATAGGATCAGTTTTAGACACTCTTTCATTGTTTGCGGTTGACGTTTGGCCATCATCACCAGTTTTAGTATAAATTTTACTTAAGATAACCATTATGAATTATACCTAACAATATATTTGAGAGCATCTACAAGTTTATCTATAGATTCTTTTGCAGAGTAATATATATTCTTTTTATTATTATTTACTGAGCCAGCTTTATCTTTAGCAATAGTAGAGTATACGGAGGCAAGCATGGCAAATTTAGTTGACATTGCTTGTAGCTCTATAATTAAATGCGGAGCTTTTGCAGCTGGCACATCTGGATTCATTAATAATTTTACAACAATAGCTAAAGATTTATCTAGCTGCTCATCTTTCATAAACTCATGAAGATCGTTAAATTCTGTTATATCGCTAATTAATTCTAAACTACTTTTATCCGTTGACACGTTTTTTTACTTCCTTATATGTATACCAGCTAGCCCATAATCCAAGTGGGTAGCCTATTAAAAATCCTGTAATTACTCCCCAAAAAAATTTTAACATTATTTATCTTTCTTTTTAGTTTTGTAAGGGCCTAGGTCAGCCTTTACGGTGCCATCTTTACGTATCCTGACAATTCTACCATTTTTAATAATGGTAGGATTAAAAGGTATTTTATTATTTGACCCCATTATTATCCTCCCAGAACTGTATTAGCTCTTCTAATACTGCCCACTCAATGATTCCAAGCCTAACCTTAGAATCATTACCAATAATAATCTTTAATGCTGGGTGCATATCTCTATTTACTCTAAATGTATCTGTACATATTTTAGACCATACAGACTTATTTAAAGCAAACGATGTTGATGCCTCTTTATAATCTACAAGAAACTTCTTCCATTTTGCATCACCCTTTTGATAGTCTCCACGTCCACTATTCTTTTGAGTCTTTGCACCATCTCTTTTTATTTCAGATCTTTCAGACATTATTGCACCTTAAAAGAAGTAAAGTGTCCTTTAGAACAAGTCCAAGACATTTCTAATTTAATCGGATCCCAAAAATAAGAATCAACATCCTCATCACATTTTGAACAAGGTTTTACCCCACCCATCTTTTGTAATTCAGATTTATATACTTGTTCTTTATTTTGAATAAATTCATTAATATTTGGCATTTATTTCCTTAATAAGTTTATCAACAACCTTTGGATTTTCTTTTAGATACTGAACAGCTTTTGCTCTACCTTGTAATCTTTCTCCGTCTACTGTATACCAAGCTCCACCCTTTTCAACAAGCCCACACATTTCTGCAACATCTAATGTTTCTCCAACTAAATCTACACCCAAAGTTTCCCCTTGGTAATAAAAGTCGTACTGTCCTGATAAATTTGGGGGGCCAAGTTTGTTGTAATCAATAATCCAGTTAACTGGTCTACCGACCCTTTGTTCAATAATCTTGTCACCAACTTTAATGCCAGCCTTAATAGCATTAGCTTCGGCTTCAGAAGACCAGAGCTTAATGACAGTGGAAGAAAAGAACTTAACTGCCATGCCACCCGTGGGGATATGACTAGCATGCATAGATCCAAATTGATTTCGTTGTTGTGAGATGAGAACAAGTAGTGTGTTTTTGTTTGCATAATTTAACATTTTGACTGCGTGGGTCATATCCTTTGCTTCAGCGCCTATCTGTTTTGTATCTTGTAAATCTTTTAATTCATTTCCATCTTTTTCAAAATATATTGCTGGCAATAATGCTGATATAGAATCTACCACAATCATATCGACATCTGCTTCCATTAATTTAGTGGCAACATCTACCATATCATTGACTGTCTTAGCTGGAGAATAAATTAATTTAGAAGAATCTACTCCTAGTTTTTCTGCCCACTCTGGAGAATAAGAATGTTCTGCATCAATCCATGCACAAGTTTTTCCTTCTTTTTGTGCAATTGAAATCATTTGTAAACAAAATGAAGATTTGCCTGCAGACTTATTGCCCCAGACTAGAACTTGCCTGCCGTACCCCAGCCCACCTTGAAGCGCTAGGTTTAATCCTATACTTGGAGTTTTTTGTTTTTCTATTTGAACATCTACTGCAGATTGAACTCTTGCTCTTGTTTTTGGATCTAGCTTTGCCAATACATCGTCTATTAAAATTGTCATTAATTATTCTTTCTGTTATATATACAGTATACCATTAATTTGCGTTCTCGTCATTTTTATCTCTGACACTAAATGTAAATGCTGGGCCTTCGTCATCATATGACATTACTAATTCATAGTTATCTTTTCTAGCCTCAAAAAATTTATCAGTATTAACCCTAACTTCTCCGACTGTATTTAAAATAGATACCAAAACTTGTTCTACCTTTATGGCAGCCATCACCTCTTCTATATTATCTGTCATTTTATTTCCTTTACCATAAGCGTTCCATCATCTAACCTAGACAATGTAATTTTACATTTCATTCCTTCTCTTAATTTTGCTAAAGCCATCTTATACATTGTAGGAAATGCAATAGCCCTGGTTAACTCTTTATCTTTATTTGTAAATACCAAATGGGCCATCATTTTGCCAGCTTTAGTTTTATATGGGGTATGGTTTAAAACCATATATTCATCTTCTGCCAAGTCATATTCTTTTCTGTACAAATAGTCTACAAATAAATCTGAACCATTTGGATCTATTTCTGATACCTTTATATATCTAGCAATACGGTTATCTCCAACTAATATAAAATACATTTGGTTAGTTTCAATTTGTGTTTGTTCATGATGGAATAAGCCTATAGATCCAGTCTCATCTACTAACTCTACTCTAGCCCATCCTGTTCCTCGTTTAATATTTTTAACCATACCAAACATGACAAATGACCCTAAATCATCAAAATCTTCTATGGGCCTTGCTTGTGCTTTAATTCTTGGAGGAAGATCTAAATTAAATGTAGGTATACCTAAGTATTCGTAGTAGTTTTCTTTTTCCTTACCGCTTCGGATATTGTCCTCAAAAGCAGCCCCGCCAATAGCATTAAGAGCAGATACAGCCCTACTGTTAATGCCACTACCCTTGGCAGAGGCTTTTTGAATAAATTCGGAATAATTTGCATAAGGCCTTCTTTCTATTATTTTATTTGCAATGCTATCTGATATAAATTTAACTTCTGCTAAACCAAACCTAATTGCATCTCCCTGTAAAGAGAAATATAAATCTGATTCGTATCCATGTGGAAGTAATACTTTAAGGCCTAATCGTTTTGCTTCAATTAAATATTCGGTTCTTGCGTCTTTATCATTTTCGTTTTTAAGTATTGAAAACATAAATTCAAGCGGATAATAATGCTTAAGCCAAGCCGTATAATAACTAAGCATGGAATAAGCAACAGCGTGAGAACGATTAAAAGAATAACCTGCATGAGCTTCGAAATTTTGCCAAAGGGTTTTGGCTTTCTTTTCAGTAATGTATTCTGAAGCCCCAGCAATAAATTTATCTTTGAACTGGTCAAATTCTTTTGCATCTTTTTTCTTTCCAATAATCTTGCGGACCTTATCGGCCTCTGACCAAGACATCCCTCCTAGATATACGCAAGCTTGCATAACTTGCTCTTGATATATGATAACACCATATGTATTTTCTGTAAAAGGCCTCATTTTTGCATGGGTGTAATCAACAGCCTCTCTGCCGTGTTTTCTATTAATGTATGCTGCACCCACAGTATTCATAGCTCCTGGTCTTACTAATGCGTTAGATGCAACTAAATCTTCAAATTTATCTACACCCATCTTCATTAATAAATTAGTGTAGGGTGTTGCTTCAGCCTGAAATACTCCCTTAGTGTAGCCATCGCTAAGAACCTTATAAACTTCTGGGTCATTAAAATCTAAAGAAGATAACTGAACTTCTTTACCTGTACGGTCTTTAATTGATTTTAGTGTATCTGAGATAACAGATAGGGTTTTAAGTCCTAATGCATCTAACTTAATTAATCCTATATCTGCAACAGTATCCATATCATATGCAACTACAGGAATTCTTCCAGATACTTTATCTTGCATATCTTCTCTTGACTCTACTGGAGCATACTTTCTAATATCGTCCTTTGCCACAACAACACCAGCAGCATGTACCCCTACGCTTCTAATCTTGCCCCGCAGCTTTTCAGCTAACCAAGTAACTTCTGGATACTTTAATCTAAATTCTTTTGTATTTGGAGATTCAATAAAATCTTCAAATGTATCTACTGATTTTAGTGCACGATTTACTTCTTGTAAAGGAATCATAAATACACGAGCAGCATCTCTGACTACGCCCTTGTCTTTAAAGTAAGTGTAAGTTGAAATAGAAGCAACATGCTTAAATTTCTTTTTTAAATAATCTTTGACTTCTTTGCGACGACGGTCTTCAAAATCTGTATCAATATCTGGGAAGTCGTTTCGCTCAGGGTTAATAAATCTAAAAAATAGAAGATCATATTCTATAGGGTCTACATCTGTAATTCCTAGGGTATAACAAACTAACGACCCTGCTGCAGAACCACGTCCTGGACCGACCATAATATTATTTTCTTTGGCCCAATTAACCATATCTGCCACAACCAAGAAATATGAGGCAAAGGATTTATCCTTAATGACCCCCAGCTCTTCAGTTAATCTTTGCTCATACAAATCATTTCCTAGCCATGAAGAGGTCAGACGTAGCCTTTCTAGGCCCTGGAAGGCCATTTCAGCCAGTTTCTGGTCTGCATTGGTCTTAGGTACTGGGAGAAGGTCTAAACCCCTGTTAAAATCGTATTCTTCAATTTTATGGGCTATCTCCATTGTATTATCATATATATCTGTTCTAGTTATATTAGTTTTAGTAAAATCAGACTCTATCTCTTCTCTAGATTGAATATATAGGTTCATGTCTTGGAATGAGATACGTCTATCTGGGTATAAGTAATTAAATCTATCTAACATGCTAGACATTTGTCTAGACATATCAAAGTCTGCTTCTTTATCTGCCTTTGGAGATGTAGACAGAATAAGCATAGCCTCTTCAAGTATCTTATCCTCGCCCCTCGCAAAATGGGCATCGCCAGTTGCTACTGGTTTAATTTTTAATTCATCTGCTAATTCTAATAATTTATCGTTTATTTCTTTGGGATTGTGAGATTGAACTTCAATGTAAAAATCTTCGCCAAAAGTTTTCTTAAATTCCTTAAGAGCCATTTTTGCTTCCGTAAATTCTTGACGTTCAATAGCTTTACTAATAAGGCCATTAAGGCATCCAGAAAGAACAATGATACCTTCTGCATATTCTTTTAGTGCCTCCCTATCAATACGAGGCTT